TTACGTCGCTGTCTCCAAGATACTAAGGATACACTTAAGGGTTGAGTTTGCACTTGCAGTAACCTTTACCGCATCACTAGTTTCTAAAACTAATTTTCCACTTAGTGGAACAAATGCATCATTAGTAGGAACGTTGGCTTCTTTGATAATCTCAGTGTCTGTTCCAGATCTCGCATGTTTCATTGTAACTGTTGCATCAGACGAACCAACATTTGCTACATGAGCATACAAAAGGATGGCAGTATAACCAGTCGGAGCAGTGTACATTGTCTGCTCTGATTCTGTAAGTTCAAGTGTTACTGTTTGGAATCTATTAAGTGCTAATTGTGCCATCTTAACTCAATGCTAAAATAAACGGTGTCATTTCTGTAAATAAACTTCTAGAGAATGCTCTACCACTAATTGTACCAGTGTTCTGGTTAATTTGTAAGTCGTCACCTATTCTGAAGTTACCAGATTGATCAGTGCTGGTGTAAACAACATTACCTCCGTTTGTCTGGGTAACTTCATTTGCCTGAATAGTAACGCCACCACGCTTTGGAGTTGCTTCCGTAATCGTGTTTCCAGCACCGATATATTCAAAAGTATGCGAACTAGCAACAATCTTGCTTTGTTGGAAGAAATGAACTGATGTTCCTACACCAACTGAATTGATCAAGTTTTCTTCAAGAGTTAATGTAGTTATTCCAGATACTATTGGTGTTGAACTATTTATTGTATAGTAAATGGGTGCCATATTGGCAGTTGCAGTTGCAGTGTTTACGCCCACATCAGGAGCACTGATAGTTACAGTAGGTGTTGTTTGATATTGCGATCCACTACTTATAATAGTAATAGATGCAACACTCTCTCCTTCTAAAGTTGCAAAAGCAGTAGCGGTTTCTCCACTAGCTCCTGTTGGAGCATCGACTGTAACTGTAGGAGTAGATGTATATCCTGTTCCTCCAGAACCAACTGTAATAGTTTCTACAGACTCAAATAGTTCGCCAAAGAATACAATCTGTCCATCATATGGACGTGTGGTTGCTGCACCAACATTGATAGTAACATTGTCTTGAGCAGCATCAGCAGAGGCAGTGCAAGTGCCAATGTATTGAAGATCTCCCTTTCCATCAGCAACTAAACCAAGCGTACCAAAACTACAATTACTATTGGCAACATCTGCTTGTCCACCAGCATGACAAGTGATTGCTTTATCGCAGCAAATAGTAAATACAGATACTAGTTGTGCATAACCTTCATTAGTCACAGCAACCCCAACACCACCTTGATTGTATTGAGTAAAAGCGTCAACATTCATTGACTTTGTTTTTACTGCCTTACTTCCATCAATTCTGATGCCAGTTCCAGTTGTGGTATCACTTGTGCAGTTTTGAACATATGGGCCTTTCCATTTGCCACCACCTACATTAGTTGCACCACTGTCTGGGAATGCAACAGCAGCGGAAGGTGATAGGTGTCCAGAGAAAGTCATATTCTGCAACTTACATCCTTTGTTGACATGGAATATGTCAGAAGTTGCATTATTAGGAAGAATTTTGCAAGTTCTTAAGTCATCACCTACTACAGCACTAAAGGCAGGAAGTTCAATTGGATTATCCTCAACATAATTACCTGACAACACCTTAACTGTTGTGCCAGACTGAGCAGCTCCTACAGCAGCTTTAATTGTCAAGAATGCATTATCAATTGATGTTCCATTATTATCATCATCTCCATCCTTCGCAACATATAAAACATTAGGTGCAGAGTTAATACCAGACGCACCTGTATTAATACTGACGTTATCGCCAATAATTACACTTGAATTTGTAATTGTTACAATACCAGTGGAGATGGTATTGTTGTCACCATCAATAGTAACAGATGCAGTACCAATAGTAAGAATACCAGTAATTCTGGCATCACCCTCAACTATTAAGGCAGTTGTGGCAGTTCCAGTGAATACTTCAACACCACTTCTAAACGTACCAATTCCAAGAGAATCGACGTTGGTTACATCTTCATATGTAATAGTTCCACCAACAGTTATATTTCCATCAACATATTGATTTCCTTCAACATAGAGAGCGAAATCACTTCTAGCAATTGTTCCGACACCTACATTTTTAGTAGTATGAATGCCAGTAGAAGTTACTGCCCAAGTTCCTCCAGCTCCAACTGATCCACCACCACTATTAGCAACTGTTTCCCACTTATTTTCTGATGCGTTATATTGAAGAATATATCCATCTTCTAATCCAGAAATATCAACGTCTGCAAGATCTTTGATAAATCCTGCACCGCCTCCACCAACGGTAGAGAGCTGTTGCTGAATGCGATTTACAAAAAGTGTGTAATGTTTGGAAAGATCATCAAGCGTTGCAAACTTTTGATCTGTGGGTGTCAATGGATCTTTACCACCACCTACATCTTGACTTACATCGGCAGGCTCATCCAGAATCTGCTCATTAAGTTCAATCTGTGTTTTTTTAATATCCTCTACAATTCTATAGAGAGATTTAATATCTCCTTCTACAGGAGAAAATCTTTTATTAAACTTACTGACTAATTTTTGAAGTTCATCAATTTCTTCATCATAATATTTTACTTCTGGGAGATTTGATATCTCTCCTTTCAGTTCAGTAAAATATCCAAGAAGAAGTTCATCAGTCTTTATACTCTTGTCAGTCGCTTCTTCAAGTTCTTTCTTAATATTATTCTTGAGTTTATTGTATTCGCCAAGGATTTGTTTCTTTAACTTTCTATCATCATCTTTGAATGTTTTTTGATATTCAAAGATTTTGACAGAGGACTTTTTGAGTTCATCCCATATTTTCTCTTTCTCAGATTCAAACTCTTCTTTGATTCCTTGAGTTTCAACTTTACTCTCAAAGAACTTGACATCTATGGAGTCGGAATATTCATCGAAGTTAAAATTTAACTTTTCTTTTAATGTATCAATTACGTCAGATACTTTTTCAAAATTCTCTTCAATGCCCGAAAACGTATTTTCAACCCAAGGAAGTGGAGCGAGTTCTTCTCTTACCTTGGTGATGTCCTCTTTTATCGAGTCAAGATCTGTATCGTAATATTTTGGTTCTGGAAGATTTGCAACTTCCTGAATAACAGAATCTATTCTGTCTTCAATATTTTGAACTTGTTCGTCATAATACTTGACTTCTGGTAAAGAGGAAATATTTTCTCTAACAGAATCAATAGCATCACAAATTGCTTCAATTTCATCATCATATACCTTTGGTTCTGGAACCTCAGGAATTTCTGATTTTACTTGATCTACTGCTTCACAAAGTTTTTCTAAAACTTCGTCAAAATGCTTGATTTGAGGAATATCAAGAATTTCTGCCTTGACTTCTTCAATTAGTTCTTTTACTTCGTCAAGAGTTAAGTCTTCTTCTACTATGACTTCTTCGACTAACTCTTCCTCTTCTTTTTCGACATAATCATCTACTGAGGGAAGATCACCTTTAACTTCTTCCTCAATTGATGGTAAATTACTTTCTTTATTGTCTTCTATGGACGGCAAGTCAGTATCAACCGCTTCTTCGACTGAAGGAAATTCATCTTCAATAATATAATCGTCTAAAGACGGCAAGTTTTTATCTTCAGCCTGCGCCATTAAAATATAAGTAAATAACCTCGGGTTTTCTCACCCTATAGTTTATTTATCTTGCTGCTTATTCTGCTTTAAAAGTTTGGCGAGATCTGCTGTAGAACCAACAAAAAGTGCGTTTGTGACATTTGTAGGGCCTTTAGATTGTGACTCCTCTTCAACGTCTTTTAGTTTCTTCTGTAAGTCAAGAAGTTTATCAGTTGCATCTGCGACACTCTTGATTAACTGTCCTGCAACTTCATATGCTCTTGCTTGCTCTGTTTCTTGTGCAAGTTCAAGTATACCATTGACTGCTTCTTGTCCTTTTTCAATTAGAGAATAAAGATTACCTCTTGTGTATTCATAATCTTTTCTAGTATCAGTTTTAATTGCATCAACCTCTTTCTGAACAGATTTTACCTGCTCTGGTTCACTAGAGACGATCTCACTCGATACGTCAAATGCTTCATTCAGACTATCGAAACTCATGAGATACTCCCGTCAAATCCAAAGTCATCACCCATTTCAATAAGAGCATCATCAGCATCAGTGATAAGATTGACTGCTGTACCACGAACGTGAGATCCTGTAATGGTGCCGTCTTGTCCTCTCTTTGTAAACAGAGTATTGCCTTCTTTTCTATCAACGTAGATAGATTCGTTGTTGATAGTAATATAAGTATTCTCCGAGATTCCAGAAGAATCATTTACTTGGAGAATATTTGTAGTCGTTCCAACGTCTTCTGCGAGATTTGTTATAACGTTGTCTGTGTAACTCTGTGTCGCTCTTGGAATAACAGTATAAGTAAGATCTCTGGTTGGAGTAGAAGTATCGTCTTGAACGTATCCAACACGAACCTTTTTGATGAGATCTCTGGACGCCTTTGAGGTGTCTCCAACAGGGCCAAACAGGTATGTTTTGGCAGTAAATCTTATTGTATAAAGAAGAGAGCGTCTAGTGCTGTAATTACCTTCATAATCATCTTGCATTGTGACATTTTCAATCACAATGGGAATATCTCTTTTCTCACCAATCGTATCTACAAGATTGACTGAGAGAGTGTATGCTGGTTGAAAATATGGTAAAATCTGTTCAACAATTTGAAGCATATCATCATTCAACTTAGTGAAGATTGATAGTTCAAAAGACATGTTGTAAGGAACAGGCATGTAGGTTTTTCTGATCGCGGTTGCAATTCCTACACTCTGTGATTTAAAAGTTTGAGTTGTGGTTACTTTTCTAGTACCATCATACTGAAGTCCCGTGAATTCAAATGACATTCTTGGGAGAGTAATCGACGTTGGTTTGTTGAGATCTGCCGATTGCTCAAGTCTTGCTAAAAACTTTTGGGTAGGCCCGTATGCCAGTGGAACCTTGATAACTTCATCAACGTCTCCACTGGAATCTAAATGCTTGATTTCAATTCCATTAAAAAGACTTCCGAACGAAATAATCGTTCGTCTCAGAATTTCATGGTAAAAGTATTCAAACATACAATTGCCTTAGTTAACTCTATTTAGGTTAAGGATTCCCAAAGGGATTTGATTCTGAGAAATCTAAGATTCCATCCTTAGCAGAGAGTTCAATTTCATCATTATCGGGGTACTTATTCACAGTGTTGTCATCTTCTACAACCCTAATTACATAGGAAGCACTGCTTTCAGATCCAGTGATTGTCTCGCCAGCAACAAAGTCGCCAGAGACATTAGAATATGTAAGAACGTTTGTGACAGAATTCCAAGTCTTAACAATACCTGTGACACCACTTGTAGAACCAGTGATGGTTTCTGTGGGAATAAAGTCTCCACTTCCACCAAGATCTGGGGCAGATAGAGTGATAGTAGGTGCTACTGTGTATCCAGCACCAGCGTTTGTCAGGTAGATTGCAGAGACTGTTCCTGCAGCAGACACAACGGCAACACCTTGTGCAGTTGTTCCGATTCCAGGGCTGCTGAATGTAACTGTCGGTGCAGATACATATCCGCCACCACCATCACTAATTGTAACGACACCGACTGTATTATCAGATATTCTAGTAGTTGCAGCAGCGCCAACGCCAGGATTAGTGCTCAGTCCTACAAATACAATACCAGGATTGGCAGTATATCCAGCACCAGGATTAGTAATAAAGACTCCTTGTACTTTAGATCCAATCAGAGTTCCATCACAATTAACAATGTCGTCACGTAAGGTTGAAAGTCCTGTGGCGCGGGCACCACCGGTAGGTGCAGATGAAATCGCAACAGCGGGTGGATAATTGTATTTTTCACCTCTAGCGGTAACGATAATTTGGTTGACGGCACCGCTAATAATTCTTCCAGCGAAAGCGGTTGCGGTGGATCCGGATCCGATAAGCGTGAGAGATCTGATATTTCCTTCCACATCGAAGGTATCATCGATTTCCTCAATACCAGTATCCAGAACCTCATCTTCTCCTCTGAACAGTTCGCAAGTTAATTCGTAAACGTAATTTTTTTGTAACTGATAAAAAGGTTTTTCGTGCTCAACAAACTTAATTTCAAAAAGTCTGTCACCAAGTGGGAAATAAATCAAATCTCCCTCTTTTGGACGAGTAGCAAGTTGAATATTGGGTAAATTCTTAATTAAAGGGGTAATATAACTCGAAAATCTCTCTTGAGATATAATTAACTTAAGTTCGCTCGTTGCTTGAACACCAAATTTCGATAAAAGAACGGTATTTTCGCCATATCCATCAAAATTGTCAACATATGCTTCAATGGGATATGATTGATTAAATTCTGAAGTGATTACTTCACGGATTACCTTATTTTTGGTTACATATTGTCTTGGTAAGTAATATACTTCAACACCGTACATCCTCAACTGTTCGTTGATCAAGTCTTGAACAAGACTTTGCTCTCCTTGAGAACCTTGTAAGAAAAAAGGATTTAATGCCATTATCCGATAAAGTCAAGAGGAGGAAGTTCGTAGGTATTGGACATCTTTTCCATGATTTTGTCTAAATCATTTTGTCCATCTTCATAAATTTGCCTACCGTTCAGTTCAACTCCTCCTGGAAGTTTAACCCCTTGGAACTTCATCAAATTTTGTCCCCACTGACGCTTAATCAGTGCAGTAAGATATGGTTTTAAGAAAGAATCGTTATAAACTCTTGAAAAATCATTTGGATCAACTGTTCTGAAGCAATCAATAATAATGTATTCGCCTGCTCTGACTGAAGCCCAATCAATATCTAGATATAACCTATCCATTCTCTGGTTAAATCTAATTTGCTTATGAGTATTCAGTAAGAAGTCTAAATCTTCAAGATACGTCTTTGTCATAGCATATGACAACAACTCAGTATTTCCAAAGAAATAAACATCATTCAAGAACAACTGATACTTGACGCTAAACATGTTATTTGTAACAGTATTAGCACCAGCAAATTGAAATATCTTATTAACTCCTATAACGGACGGTGGTATCTGCAAATAATTACTATTTTCTGTATATGTAAAGGTTGTTGCAGTTCCAACGATTGTTGTTTCTGCGGTAGTTGTCGTTATACCTGCTGTGGAAGACAATCCTGATGGTGCTCTTCCTCTATTAATATCGTCTTGAGTTATTTGATATTTTAAAAATACTTGTCCAACACCATCAAAGTGTCTTTCATGAAAATATTGGATTGCATCATCAACTAAGTCCTCGATTTGCTCATCAGCAACGTTAATCTCAAGGACAGGAGCACCTAACTTTCTTTTGCAGTAGTCTACTAACTCCGCTCTAGTTGATGGTTGCATTTATCTACTTTTTACCTATTTATGGCGCTGTTGCGATTCCAGCTTTGACTAGAACATTTCCGTTAACAATATTGTATACTGTATTACCAGAACTCACGAGAACGTCATAGACATATCTACCAGGTTTTAGATTTCTTGTTTCGGTAGATCCTAAGGATAGTGTCATAACACCACCTGCTGCACTTGTGAAACCAACAGTAAAAGCAGTTGTAACTCCTAATGTGGCACCTATCGCAACACTTTTTGATATGGCAGCAGAACCAGTCCAAGTAACTGCCATTCCTGCAGTTGAACCAGCACCAGTGTCAAACCTAAATGCAGATCCATTTGGATTAGTAATTGTGAATTTATCACTAAATGTTGCCCCACCGTAAATGTTTAAATTTACGGCATATGGAGCACCAGTTGCTACATCATAGGTTACGTTCTGATTAGCCATTTATGTTTATTACTGATAAAGTCTCTTGTTGTTTATAATAAAGTTTTACAAAGGACTTTGCGATATTTCTCAAAGTATCTCTATCATCACAACTATCTATCTCAGATGCTAACTTGGTATATTCAAAACTTTTAGTCAAATTACTTAACTTAATTGTGTCGGGATCCATAGAGTGCCTCCTTGAGTAGTGATTTTAACTCACTGATTTCATTTTGAATATTAGCAAGATCTTGCTCAACATTCTGTATCCTAATACTCTCTTCATCTTTGATACTTTTATTCATTATGTAAGATGAATATCCTGAGGAATCTGTATTAATGATAGCACCGGTTTCACTATCTCTCAGGAGGTTATTATGTCCTTCTACTTTTTGTTTCATTATGCAAGTGCTATCACTCTGAGGTTTCTGATCTTAGGTGGATTTGCTTGGTTGGTAGAGGTGAGGAGAAGTTTGATTCTGTATGACTTGAAGGAAGGGAGTTCGTCAATTGTAAATGTGTGCTCTCTATAGTCTTCAGCAGGGGAAACAAAAGTGTCACTAGAACCGTCATTATTTGCAACATCGATAATTTGTCCTCTTTCGTTAATGTTGTTGAATCCAGGGAATGCCTCATATATGGGATTGAAGTTCTGATGATCAGCGATTGCAAAGAATCCTCTGATATCAGCATCTCTATCCTTGTAAACATCAACGATAATTTTCAGTGATGTTGCAGGATTTTCCAGGGAAATCTCTTTGGAGAGATATTGGAAAGCAGTTGGATCAGTATCAATTCCGTTGACTCTACTGTCAGTTACATAATTACTGATTACGCTATCTACACGGTTTGATGTATAGATGACACTCATTCTCTGAGTATCTATGACAGGAGAAACTCTAGAATCGGTGGTGCCAAAGTTAAGTCTCATAGTCATGGACTTATTGCCAGGTAAAGTAGTGAGTTTTGCATCCTCATTTACTTTAGAAGCAATGATTCTTGGAGTAGAGAAGTAATTTGATCTGGAAATAGAGATAGCTTCAAATCCTTGATCAATATAAGGAATTTCAGTGCCGCTGATTGAAGCACCAGATACAGTTCTGACTTCGGCGTCAATATTTGTACCTCTTACGGTAACATGCTGAATTTGTGGAGTCAGAATCTCAAAAGGAATGTTTTGAGTTGCTTTGATGTTGCTTCCACCAGTCGATTTTGTTTCACCCATGTAAAGGATGGGGAAACTTTCACCAGTTGAACGTCCAACTCCACTAGCACCCATATCAAGTTTGACTTTGTAAGTGTCAAATGTACGAGGACTTGCGGCAGTTACATCATTGAGATTGTGGGTTTTATTAATTCTTCTCAGAGATACATTACCGAGTTCATACTTGGATACTTTGGTGCCAGAGAGATAATTCTTAGCAACTGTACTATCAATTCCTCTTTGAGTAATTGTAATTGTATTACCAGAAGCAGACTCATAAGACACAATTTCTTCACCAATCTTCAGATAACCAAGGTTGGTAGTTCCAACTCCAACATTTTCAAATGTGTCAAATCCAGTGGTGGTATCTACGGTAATAGGTGCTGTAGAGGAAGCATCAAGGGCTGCAGTAAGTTTTACGGGAAGAACGTCTGACTCAACATCAGAAATTACGACTCTGTTGTCAGCAAAATTCATACCATGGTTCTTATGATTGACGGTAAAGTGAATGCCATCAGAAACAACAGAATTAATACCGTCAATCAGAACATTACCGCCAGAAGAAGCATTCAGATCGGTTCTAAGTCCAGAGTTATTGATAAATTGAACCGTATTACCTGCTCCTGTGATGAAATCTCCCTGAACATTATCCAAGAGAAGTTCATTTGTATTAGCGATTGATACCAGAGACAGTCTCAGATTTCTACCCAAGTCATTATTACCAATAGTGGAGACACCTAATACATCACCAACCACATATCCTTGTCCACCACTCGCTGCAACGTATTCGGAGATTGTAGCACCAACAGCAACTCCATTATCAATGGTGATATCTGCCTTAGCATTTCTACCATTGCTGGTGATGTTGACAAGTTCTACACCAGTGTATTCGAGATAACCAGAAGAAGGTGTAAATCCAATACCTGCGTTGATAATATTCAGGGTGCCAGTTGCAATACCTGCTTTTCCGATAAAATCTCCAGATGCATTGCTGCCATGCTGAACGATAGTGTTACCAAGTGTAAGATCTGTATCTTGAAGTGTAGATCCGATACCAATACGTACCGATCTTGATGCAAGACTGATCGAATTGGGCAGCAGTTTGGCAATTTGATTATTACCACGGCTCAGTTCTGGACTATAGACTTCAATAGATCCATTTTGAACGAAATCTGCTCTGTAAATGGTGAACTTCAGATCTTCCCACTGACTTGGTTCCCAAACAGATCCATTTTGAGACTTATAAAGAGATCCAAGATAGGGTTGATTAGAAACGAACGTCTGTGTGACTAAATCGTTTTCTCCAACTCTTGAAATGAATACTCTGTATCTTGCAGATGCAGATCTGATAACCATTGCATATTCAATTCCTGGTTCCAGATAAACAGGGGCTGGAAGTGTAAATGTTGTTGGAACAGATCCATCATCACTGACGCTAACTTGATTGGGGAACAGGATTGATTGAGATAGTGGAAGAATGTTTGTGGTGGGAGTTCCATTTTCAACTGTTCTCAGTTCAAAGATTACAGGAATTCCAAGATTATCGACTTGCTCGAAGAAGATATCGCACTTAGTAAAGAATATACCTGTGTTATCTTCAATTACAAACGTCTGTGCAAGAGGATCAGGTGGATTAATATTCCTAGTTCTTACTGTAACGTCTTCATTTATAAGTTCTGACTCAATAACTTGTGTTCCAACAGTTTCATTTAACTGTCTAATGTCTCTTGTGTCAGAAATATCTTGAGACTGGACAGAAGCGTTTCTGACAGATACAATATTTTCTTGTACGGTTTCAATTACACCGCTAATCAAGAATGTAGAAGTTGCACGAGTGGTGGCATTTCTAAGATCATTGTTTACATCATCGATGAAAGTAAGAACTTTTGTGCCAACTTCAAATCTAGGATTAGTTGCTACATTCGGATCAGGAATAAAGAAACTTCCGATAAGAGAGGAACTAAAATCAGATACAAGTCTTACTTGAGAAATAGTTGCTTGAGCTCCACTTGTTTCTCCAACTAATATCATACCAGGAGCAACGCTACCTATAAATGCACCTTGTGGTTGATCACACAATGAGAATGTATCAACATTCAATATAGTGGATGTTGAAGAATATGCATTAGGAAGTGTTTGAGCATTATTATATGGATTATTTGTAAATACTTCAGTTGCACTATCAAATGCGCCAGATTTGTGATTTGCCTGTGCAACTCTGAATGCAATGGTTGGATCTCCCTCAGAAGCTGAGGTATCACCAACAGGACGCATTGTTCCGGTAACAGTCTCTCCTACCTGGAAAGCACCTGTAATCATACTAATTTCAAGTAATTTGGGAATACAGAAATCAGTAATACCAACACCGTCAAAGAAACCATAAACCTGTGTATTCGGTTTGAGAGATCTGATGTTGAACTCAATATTTCTAGATCTTGCAAATGAGATTAAATCTCTACTGACAACTCTATCTCCAAGAGACTCATTATCAAATTGTTCAGTTACAACAGTTCTTGTTCCAGATCTTGTAGCAACGCCTGTATCAAATACTTGCCTTGTAGTATCTCTAAAAGTTGTGGTAGTGGTGGTAGTAAATCTTGTATTACCACGATCTAAGACATCTCTCTGAATAGCAGTTCTAGTTTCGGAACCAAGAACTTCTTCTTGTCCAGTCCAGTTGTTAACCCAAGAGTTCCAGATGGCAGGAGCAAAACCAGTTTGAGGATCTACATTAAGTGTTCTAGAAGCTCTTTCAAGAGTTTCTGTGAAGTTACCCTCAGTTTGAACTATGTTTGCTTCAAGTCTAACAGTGTCTGTCCAGGAATCGGAAGCAGGAAGGAGTTCAAGGGCACCCACCCAGAAACCAACGATAAAAGGAGTTACACTTTCAGTGCGAGTACCAAAGGACTGTTTTAACCACTCTACATCTGTGTAATCAAGAGTTACAATGTCGTTTGTTTTTCTGATGTTAGTTCCATCAGGACTTGTAAACCTTAAATCACCGGATCCAGTCTGACTTTGTGTTAAATCAGTTAGAGTTGTATAGTGTTTAGGACGTGCCTCTTTTTGATTAAAGTCAACACTATTTTTAAGATCAACTGATTCTTCCTGAGCGAGGAATGAAGTAAAATTATCTACAAAGAAACCAGACTTAAATCTGTTCAATCCATTTGCATCAGGAACAAATAAGTTTGCAGTATTTGTTTCTAGTAATGAAAGTGAAGTAAAGAACTCAAGATTCTTGATTCTGTTTTCAAGTTGCTTGATATCAACCATTCTATAACGCTTATGCTCTAAGAATTTCTTAGAGGCATCAGTTACATTATAGAGGAAAGGTGGGAGTGAAATTGTTGCTACCTCAAGAGCATCATCGACTGAAGTAGGACGCTCTGGATTTTCTGCTGGAGTGCCATATTTAACCTGGAAAGCTCCGTCTTTAGTTAAATAAACTCTATCAATTCTTCCAAGATAGAAAGAGAAGTCTGTGAGAATCCCTTCATTTGAAGCAAGAATATTTGGTGCAGAGTTACCAGTTACATTAAATGATCTTCCATTAAACTCCAGTGGAGATCTATCACCCTCAGATACCGTCGCAATATCAGATACCTTAGGACGAATATCAATAATATCGGAATTTCTTACAAAGTTTACACTTTCAATCTCTGTACCATAATCAAAAGATGAATATGAATTTACAGTGGTGATGTCTCCATTGTCTGTAGACTCATAATATCCATTTGAGAAATATGCAATTATTTTCCTTTGAGGTGCTTCTTCACCATTCTTTCTATTGAGTACGCCATAATCATAGAACTCACCATTTTGTCCATTAGAAGAAGTATACTTGAATGAAATATCCTTACTAGGGGTGTCTAAAGTAGTTAAAGATCCTCTTACCCCAGATTCCTCAAATACAACGATTTCTCCTTCTTTGAAACTAATTTGATTTTTAGGAAGGAATGCAATCTTAGAATCTGTTTCTTTGACACCAACAATAGCGTGAGCACCTGATGTCTCACCTATTACAGACTCTCCAATTACAAGATCAGAGGTTTTTGCTGTCGGCCCTGTCAAATCGGCAAGAGTCATTGAGGGTGCTGATGGATCTGTATTACTAACAGATGGATCAGTTGCTAATTCATAGATTCCGTGAACTTCAATCAAATCTGCAGAATTCAATGAAATATGTTCGTCTTGAACTCTTGTTCCAAAAGGATAATTACCGTAAGTCAGTCCATCATTGAGAGTTGTAGAACCTATTCCAGACGCACTCCTTACAGACTTATCAATAACAACCGAGTTGACTCTGTTCTTAATTTTATTTTTTGCTTTTGGTTTAACCTTAGAAACAGTTGTGACAAGAGTTGCCTCATCATCACCACCAAGTCCAAAAATTTCTAACTGGTTTGAACCAGAATTTAATTGAACCTTATCTGAAGTAAGTTCTTCGGTTGTGCCATCACTTCTGATAAGAGTGTATCTTTCAGGAGTAAATGGTAAGAATGTTTCGTTTGATTCAGTTGTAACGGCAGCAGATAACTTATTATCAACAATGTTGACTTGCTGAGTCTTTCTGATTGTAAGTGTAGCGTTACTTAGATCTACATTAGAAATATTACGCTTAGGCATCTCTGTATACAGAGTGCTGTCATTAGTAATACCAAGATCTCCAGCAATAACTTTAAGATCGTTAATTGTTGTTGCCGAGGTTGGAATAGCACCACTAGCAACACCTTCAACTGTAGAAACACCAGTAATAGTTACAGATGATGTTGCGACACTAACTACAGATGCAAAAACTGGATCTTGAGATAGATTACCAGTAAATGAAAGAATGTTTCCTGCCTTAATCTGTCCAGGGAACAAAGGATTAGTAGATCTGATTACCGATGTGAAATCATTAGCTGCAGCAGTAACAGTTGCAACCCCAACGTTAAAATTAGGAGAAAGAACCACATCAGCAGAGAAAGTTCTTGCTGCTCCAACTTCAGCACCGTTTGCGCTACCAAAAACTGATAATACATCACTAATACCATAAGAAGTAATTGCAGTTGCTACTCTTGAATTTTCAACTCCATCGATGATAAAGTTTTCATTAGTAATAAACTTACCAGAAGTCTCATACAATACAATAGATTTTGTATTGGTTGCTGCTTCTTTCAGGAAAGCAGTTGCACCACTATTTTTACCTTTAATAAAAGTGGGAACTGATAATGTAATATTTTCGTTTAATGTAACTTCAGTGGTTGTTTGAACATCGAACAGAGATATTCCCCACTCATTAATATTTGAATTAGCTGCATTATAAGTTCCAGAGTCTAAACTAAAATCATAAACTCTTGCTAATCCAATCTCTTTACCAGCAATGCCAGTTGCACTATCAGCGACTCTGGCATCTCTGAGACTTAATACGTAAGTATTACCAATACCTATAGTTGGAGAACCATGAACTCTATTCAGTTTAAGTGTCTCACCTGTCTCATAATTAATCTGTTGCCCTTTAACAGTTTTTGTGGTTCTGGGTTTGG